CAGGGCCCATCGCGTTGGAGTAGGCGCGGATAGCCCCCGCCACGTTGTTGACATACGTGTGGATGACTTTCCAATCCCGCCCCTGATGGTCCTGATATACCCCTTCCGAGGTATTGATGATTTCGGTGAAGGTGCGGTCGATTTCAACCTGCGCCGTGCGAATCCCGGGAGCCAGATCGGCAATGATCGTCTCCTGGATTGCGGTCATGATATCGGTCATTGTTTCTTCTCCTGGCAGACCTCCCCCGGCAGCGACGCCCGCGGTGGGCGCGCGGAGGGATTCCCCTACGTACTACCAGGCTCCAATGGGCTTCCGGGGATGACCCTTGGATAATCCTTGGGCGACCCTTGGATAATCCTCGGGCGATCTTCCCCTCGGGGGTTAGCTTTCTCCCCCTCCGAAGACCCGGTGGGCAAGACGAGCGGCCAGGTTCTTCCGGTAGTTCGAGTCCAGTATGGACACCGGCTCCGGCGGCTTCTCGGCTTGGGTCTCGGCGTGTGCAATCCCAGGTCCAAAGCCCAGTCCGGGGATGGATGTGGGCTCGGGGCCTACCCCGAACTCCTCGACGACTCCTCGCACCTCGGCAACAACGTCTTTCACGAGTTCGGGGCCATACTCTGCACCGTCCCGAATCCGGCCTCTCATGGCCTTCTTGGCCAGCTCCTTCAGCTTTCCTGCCTTGGAGCCACCCTTCTCCAGTATTATACGCAGCTTACGGTCTTTTGCCAACCCTTCTTCGGTTTCCCGGTAGATTTTCTGCCGGAGACGTTCGTAACGATGGTTTTGGACCTCCCTCAGCTCCTTTTGGAGGTCCTCGTCGAGGTCCTCAAGCCGGATTCGGGACGATTTTCCAGAACGTCCGCCTCTCGGGGGTGTATTACCGGCCTGGCCACCTCTCGAAGGCGCATTACCAGCCTGCCCGCCTCTCGGGGACGTATTACCGGCTTGGCCGAGGGGGTCGTCGTTTCCTTCACCGTCATCGTCGCCGTCATCGTCACCGTCGAGGACTTCACAGGCTTCGAGGTAGGCTTGGACCTTGGCGCGGGTAGTAGCCGCATCATACCCCATCTCGCGGAGGAGCCCGGCGTAGGCTTCGGCATCACCCTCTTCGGTGCGCTTCACGAGGTCCACGATGGTCTTCTTGAGATTGGCGGCTTGCTGGAACCGTTCCTCGGCCGCGATGCCTTTCTGTACCTCCGCCAGCTTCCGGCCCATCTCGGCCGGGGTATAGGTACGTTCTGCCCCGTCGATGACCAATTTGAAGTTGCCCTGATCGTCCTGACGGATTGTCGGGGCCTGGCCCGAGTCATCATCCTTCTTTTGAGGATCGTTCTTTTGAGGGTCGTCTGCCATAGTGGTTCTTTCTCCTTCCGAGGTTTGTGTCGGTCATGACACAATACCCACTTACCCTGGGAGGTGGGGATTGGGCGGACCACCCGCCGTCCCGCCTCCTACAGCTTGAATATTCGTGCCGAAACCCTGAGTTTTTTCTAGTAGTGCAGCGTCTTCGGGGTAGGGGAGGGGCTCAGGGTAGGATCGGCCGCGGGCGTTCATGTAGACCGCCTTAAGCTCCTCGAACGCACGGCGGACTTGAACGCTAGCGAACTGAAACTCCGGCTTCGCCATGAAAGCTTGGATGACCATCAGGTGAACGTCGATCACGTCGGCCTCGGCCGAAGCGACGACATCGCCGGGCGTCTCACCGTCGCCGAACAGGAAGATGACGTTCAGGAGGGCCTTGCGGTAGCTTTCCTGTTCGGCCCAGTTGGCGACGGGGAAGTTGAGGTTATCCCGCCAGCAGGTGATACGGAACTCCCGGGGCGTAATGATGCCCATCTTGAGACTCTCGATAAGCTTACGCTCCCGAAGGGAGGAGAGGGGGGGCAGCTTATCGCGGACATCAATGTTGACCTGGTGGGGGGAGGGGAAGTTGTGGGCATCCATCTCGACGGTCTCACGGTCCCCTGAAATACGCAGTCCGATGATGTTGTCATCCAGCCCGATCAAGGGGAGTTTGGTCCGGCCCCTGAGAAGTTCCGGGGCCAGGGCCAGCAGGGACTTGTAAACCTGGGACAAGGCGGCGGCAATGCTGTTGGCGGGTACGCTAAGGGGGATACTGTTCTGTTCGTTCAGGAACGAGAGCCCCGCTTCGCTATCCACCCGACCGGGGGCATCCCCCCGGAGCAGCTCGCTCTGGTTGGTCAAATCCTCCAACATCTTGACGGTATAGGCCAGAACCTTACCGGGGAAATCGGTCGCGGTGGCGGGGACGACGGTTTCGACACGGGACTCCGGCGAGGAGAGGTCGGGCTCGTAGAACCCAATCTTGTGCCGTTTCTTGCGGTCCAGCAGCGTAGAGGCATTGACCCCCCAACTGTTGGGGATGAGAGTAAGCGGGAAGAGGTCCAGGTCCTTGGCGTTCTGGAAGAGGTTTTGGGCGAGCTGTTCCTGTTCGCTGTTGGTGGGGATGAGAATCTCGATGAAGCTGCGCCCGTAGAAACCGCCGACAGGATAGTAACGACAGAGACCAAGCGGCATGTAAACGCCGCGGCCGAAGGGTTCGGACTCGGGTTCGATACGGAGAATCGCATCGCCGGCCTTAACAACGTAGCGGGTGAGTCGGTCCCGTTCGTCCTGGAGGAACCAGAACTCTTCCAGGAGTACGTAGTCCACGTCCACGTCGCGGGCCTTGGCACGAACTCCCCCGTGACTGCGGGATTCCTCCTCGGCGGCGCCCGCGGAGAACGCTTCGACCCCGGCGGGCAAGTTGTCGTTGGGGCGCGTGCCGAAGGGGGTGCGCCGAATCTTGAGCTTCCCACGGTCCCGTGGGAACTTCAATCCCCGGCGGCCCTTCAACCACTCCAGGGGCACCCATCGCCGGCGGATGACCCCTTCAACGTCGAGGGAAGAGTCCGGGTTGTAGGGGACGGGGAAGAGCTGCCAGGCGGGTATCGGTTCGACGATGACGCCGGACTCGGCAGAGGGCCCCGCCGGCGAGTCGGTCGAACCGGTCGAGTCGGTCGAACCGGTCGAGTCAGTCTGGGGGTCGTCAGGGCCCAGCGAGGGGGTACTGCGAGACCAGACCCCGATCCCGACCGTACCGTACATCAACAGGTGGTAGATGATGTGATGCTTGAGGATTTCCCAATCGACGGAAGAGGTCAGGTGGTCCAGGATGACGCGGGCGGCAGCGGCATTGCGGAGGCTGTCAAGCCCATGACCCCTCCGTGATGTGCTGGGGCGGACATCCATGCGGAGGAGACGGCCCATCTCGGCCTGAAACATGGGGAGGAGCCGCTCATAAGTGAGGAGAAGCCGACCCGAAGCGGCCTGGTGGTTGTGAAGGATACCCGCCACGACTCCCGTAGCGTAGTTGAGCTTGAACTCCCGTATGCCCTGCATCCAGTATTGAGCCAGGAGCCATCGGGTCTTTTGAATGGTGGCGTGATTGTCGGCGGTGCTGGACAGATGATCCAGAACCTTAACCTGTTCGGCTTCACCCCTCGGTAGTTGAAACATGATTCTCTTCCTTTCCCTCTCCCTTTCCCTCTCCCTCTTCCCCTCTTTCGTTCGGCCCCTTCCCCATTAGAACCGGCCGGTGATGCGGATGCCCTCGTCAGGAGCCTTGATCTCGGCGGGTTCAGTCGCACCGTCGGCGGCCGGTGCGCCGGGGAACGCTGCGTTGGGGGGCGGAGCACACCGTGGTATCTCGCGGACGGCGGCGGCTGCCGCCCGGCTGCCTTGCCGGAGGGCAACGCGGTGGAGCAAGATCACTTGAACGAGCCTCACGACGGTATCGTTCAGGTGGTGCCACACCCGACCGACCTGGTAGGCCAGACCGACCAGCGCAGCCAGAGTGAAAACTTGGAGAATCAAGAACACCAGGACATAGACATCGGTAGGGACGACCATAATGAAATCTCCGGCGGTTCGGACGGTACGCCCGCGAGTTCGTATTGCTTCTGCCGGACCTCGCGGTACAAATCCGGCGTTACCTTTTCGGGGGGTATGGCCAGAATGAGGGGAGTCCCCAACTCCGCATCGAAGAGCTGACCGTTCTTCAAGGCTTCCAGCGGCCTTATGACACGGGGGCCGCGGGCCCGCGAAACACCTTGGCGTCGCACGACGTACTGGTGCATCGCCAGCGTATCAATAGCGTCGTCGTGGCGCAGGAGGGACAAATCCCGTGTGAACTGTTCAGTTTGATAGAAGAGTTGGGCGATCGGGAACTCCCGCCGGCGGTGCTCGGGGAATCGGATGCGATGCTGTTGGAAACGCCATTCCATACCGGCGATCCGCTCGCCCTTATCAATCTGGGTGGGAGCATCGGTATTGTAGAGTCCCCGCTTGGCATACTTGATGGGGACGACACGGGGGACGATACGGGAACCGGCGGCGAGCATCGCGATACGGGCGGCCATCTGATCGACGAACTGGCTCTGGAAGGCAATAGCCTCTGCCCCGATAAGGCGGACACGCCACCGCTGGGCGAGTCTCCAGACTACTTCGATGAGTTTGGTAGTACCCACCCGTGCCAGGTAACTGTCCAGGAGCCACAGAACGTCCTTCCGATCGAACCCCATCACCTGCGCACAGGCGAAATCGCTGGTGGATGACGGCCTGCGGATGAAGTCCACCGTGATGAGGCGATACAGAGTGGAAACCCACTCGCCGAACGGGCGGTGTTCCTCAATGTAATGATCGTAACGGCCGCAATGATCGTAGCGGTCGGAACGGTCGGAACGGTCGGAGGACTCATCGGCCGACCTTTCGTACCAGCGGATAACGGCATGTGACTGGAAGGGGTCGTCTTCCTTTTCCGGGCTGCCTCCGGTAACACGATAGACCCCGAGCTTAGGATGCAATACTAGAACGCGATCCGCCCCGGATGTCGGGTTGTTCATGTACTCCTGTTGGAACTTGGACTCTCCAAGACGAGCCCTCAAGTCCTCCACGGTCTGGCCGTCCCACTTTGCCTCCCAGAGGGGGCTGCCGTCGGGTGCGTAGATGGTAAGCCGCTTGCGGTTGAAGTATTGGAAGCGGGGGTCGTCCCCGGTCACGATATAGTAGATGTAGGACCGGGGGATGGCCGTACCGATCCAAAAGAGGGGACATCCCTCCTCCAGCATCGGGAGGAGTGTCGCGAACAACAGCGTCTCGAAGTCTTCCATCACGCGGGTAACGTCGGAACCCTCCTCATCGTCGTACTCCGGATCATCGGGTACCAGCAGGTCGGGACGATCCCCCCGGAGGGCACCTTGGGCGGAAAGCCCCTCAACCATAGAACCGTGTGGAAGTTCATAAAGATCAACACCCCACGGCCGCGCTCCCCGCTTGGGTTTGAGGAACTCACCGAACTCCGGTTTGAAGTCGTCGTTGAGCCGGCGGTTCCGCCCAAGTTGCCGGACCAACCGGCGCATCGACTTACGTACCTTCTTGCCGGTCGCCTTCAACAGGGCGGTATAGAAGTCGGGGCGGGTCAACGGCAGCAAGAGACCACCAACCTCATCAAGGAGGGTAGACTTCGCGAACGCGCGGGGGGCCAGATAGACGTTCGCCGAATACTGGCCGAGGTCGCGTATCATCATGTAGTGCGCGGGCGGACTAGGCTTCCACCGCTTGTACCACCCGGCTTCTTTGGGTTCCAGGTAGTAATGACGGAAGAAAGCCCAAGCATGAACCAGGTCGTCGGGTGTGTCCTGGAGCCGTAAGGCGTTCAGGCGCGCCTGGCGCTGACCTTCCACACTAAGGCTGTTGTAGTCCGGCGGCAAAGGGTAGAGTGGATTATCCTGCCTCTGGAACCGAACCGCACCCATCTCTCTCCCCCACAAGGAACGTCACCAGGAAGACCACAGCCTCAACGGAGTTGCACCCGGGATTTACCGCCAGACCCCGCGCCACCTCCAGCGGCGACTGACCGCCCGGCGGGGGTCAACCGCGGAAAGCGGTCAGAGCCGCCGTAATCGAGCAACCCCCTCGCAGCGAGGCGTTCCAGCTTGCGGACGGCCAACTTCTCGTCACAACCGAAGACCCTCTGGATAAGGAGGACCGCCGACTCCGAGATGGACGGCCGTGACGCTACCAATACCGCCTGAAGAACACGCCGGTCATCAAGGTCTTTGCACTGCATGACGAGGTACCGGCCCCTCCGTTTAACCGACCCCACCGGCCTCACCGACTTCACCGACCTCACGGGCCTCACGGGTTCCACGGACTTCACGGGTTCCATGATGAACTCCATGATGAACTCCCCGGCAGTCTCCCCGGCGGTCTCCCCGGCGGTCTTTCTAGGAGGCTTCACCCGGCCGGTTAAGCCCTGCCTCTGCCAGGTCGTAGAGAACCTTGAAGCCGACGGCGGCGGCCATAGTAGCTCGGACGCGGGTGTAATCGGCCCCCGGCGAAATCGCCCGGACCAGCACCGTCCACCGCAAGCGAGTCTCCTCATCATTCAAGGCATCTCTCAACCGCCGCCGTATCAAGTGTTGGACGCGCCCCGGAAGAGCACTGAACTCCCGGAGCCGACCACCCACCAGCGTCTCCCGGAAGGCCCGCAAGAACTGCTCTAGCGAGGTCAACCGCTTCACCTCAGCCGCGATCTCCCGCACTACCTTCTCGACTGCCTCCTTCCGCACTGCCTCCTTCCGCACTACCTCCTTCCGTACCGGCTCCTTCCGTACCGGCTCCTTCCGCGGCTGCGGCGCGAGCGTCGGCTGCCCGGCGGCGGGCTCTTCGGGCCTCTCGCTGGGCGGAGGCACAGACACCACCCCCTCCGAGGTCCCGCTCCGGCCGGGACCGCGAGGGTTTGACGCCGGAAGGACCGTTCGGGACGACTTCGACCGCTGCGTCGGATTCTGTTTCGGGCTCTGCCCGATCTGTTTCGGGCTCTGCCCGATCTGTTTCGGATTCTGTGGCATGAGACACCTCAGTTTGTGAAGCCTCCGGAGTTTCCGGAGTCCTCGGGGTTTCTGGGATTTCTGGGATTTCTGGGGCTTCCGGGGATTCCGGGGGCTCCGGGGATTCCGGGGATTCCAGGTTGAGGTCCAAGACCGCCTCGATCTGCCGGGCCCGTTCCAACATCCGTTGGGTGGGAGTTTCGGGTGGACGAAGCAAAGTACCCTCCAACTGGGCGGATTGCACCGAACCATCCGCGGTGACCCGGAGCTGCCGGGCCGTTACCTGCTGGAGCTGCCCTGAGAGAACCATCGACTCCCGGAGGTTCTCCCGGATCATGCGGAGGGCTCCCAGTCGGACCATAGCATCGGTACAGGTGTCCTCCGCGATCTCCAATAGGATCAGAAGTTCCCGCTCGGCGGTGTATTGGGATGCTACGAGCGCCTTATCCAAACCGCCCAGCGTAAAGAAACTCAGGATCGTCTCCCCCGGCTTCGCAGCCGATCCTTCGGGGACGATTTCCTTTGCTTCGACTACCTCATCCGCAGGCGTCGGGGGCATCCCAGGCGTCGCGGGTACCGCAGGTACATCCGACGCAGGTACATCCAACATATCCGATTCCAACATATTCTATCCCCTACGATCCTTTAAAACCAGCTTACGGAGGGCTTTGCGGAGGCGATTTCCCGCCTCCCGGCACCGCTCCCGGAGGAGCTGCCGATCCATCCCCCCATACATCCGGGTCAGGGTGTCCATCTCCCCCAAGATGTCGAGCTGGTTCAACTCACGGACGTATTCGGGGTTTGGGATATCACTCCGCCAGCCCGGTCCTCCCGGCCGGAGCAGCGCATACAACACCAGTTCCAAGCTGGGCAGATTGAAATAGGCTCGATGTACCGAGTGCGCCGAGTGCACCGGGGACGCCGGGGACGCTGGGGACGCCGGATAGAAAACTGGGACATTCAGGCCCCGTAGCAAGGCAATCGCCTCGGCGGGGGTGATACCAAGCTCATCGCCCAATACGCTAACACCCCCAAGCCGAACGCTCCCGCCAATCGGAATACAGTCAGACCCACCTTTCATCAATCAAACCTATAAAAGCAGTTCGCGGCATCTCCCCCGGTGTGGGCAGCACAGGGTCATAGGTATTTCCTTATTCTTCTCTCTTTTCTTCATCTTTGTTTTAGGAAGAATAAGGAAACACTTGTGCCGGTTGTACGGCCGGCACCGCGGGAGAGTTGAGGGGTTCGATGCCCACGTATATCCACTCCCGCCTCGACGACTGGCCGACGCGGCGTTGGCCCTTCCGGATGTTGGGATCAAACCGCTTTACCTCCTTCCCGAAAACGCCGTCGGTAGGGGGGGGATACCCCCGGTCGATACACCATTGCCGGCACAGGGTATAAAGTTGGAAGCTGGAAACTTTCCCATCGGGGCATACCCTGCAATTCTCGGCCAGGAAAAGCCGGGCTGGGGTTACATCCCGACGGTACCTGTTCAAATCTTCCTCGCAAAGAGCAGATGACGTAAAGTCCTGGCGCCTCAGAAGACGTTTCAGGCCGGCGACCGCCCACAAGAAGATACCGGGCAGCTCGTTGCGGAGGGGCCAATCCGAGCGGTAGGGGCTTACGAGCCGGACATCCCGCTCCTCCTTGGGAATCACAACACGCCAGGGAATCAGGATGAGGCGGCGCCAGAAAGCATCGGACGGATCATCAAAATGCAACTGGTAATTGGTCAAGATCAGGAGTCTGGCGGTCGGCCGGGCACGGATAGGAGACTTGTACTTGCAGTCGAAGGACATGGGTTCACCGGACACGAAAAGCTTGATGTGCCCCTCGGCCCCTTGATCCACCCTGGCGGTATCCCCACAAATGTTGACAAGCTTCCCAAGGGTCGCGGCCAGTTGGAAGCGGTGGTTGAATAACTCCAACGGAACCTGGGAACAGTTCGATTCCCCCAATACCTGCTGGAGAACTTCGGCGGCTACGGTCTTGCCATTGGCGCCTTCCCCCTTCCATATCATGGCCCTCTGGAGTTGGAGCCGTCCGGTCAGACAGTAACCGAACCACTCTTGAAGCAGCATGATCCGGGTTTCATCCCCCTCCATCCACGTCGCGAGCATCTCCTGCCACCGGGGGCATTTCGCATCCGCCACAAAGGGATACTCCAGAGTGACCGGCGAGAACCACTGAGGAGAATGCGGACGGAGCGGATTTTCTCCCTCCATTCCCTCCACTCCCCCCATTCCCTCCATTCCCCCCACTCCCTCCATCAGGAGGTCGAGGTCTACAATCCCGTTGGCCATCGAAACCAGATGGTGTCCCTCGGGTGGTCCCCCCTCCCCCAACCAGCAGGGAGCTTCGATCTCTCCCGGCAGGCGGCATAAGGATTTAAGGCACTTCGTTACCTCACCGGCCACACGCGAAGTGGGTGTCCCCCGCCCGGAGATCAGCCAGGCTAGTACCTGCACCTCCATGTCGTCCGGGTCGATCGGGACGTACCGGCCTTCCTGCCAGCCCCAGAACGTCTGGCGCCACCACCGCAGCCCCAATCGGCCTTTGTGGGTCCACTTCTCCTGAAGGTAAAGCACCGCAAGACGGTCGTGAGGAACCTTGGCGGAACGCCCAGGTACAACGAGACCGCCGGCATCTTCACTCATCTAGATACTCCTTTATCCCTATTGTAGGACGGATTTCCTTCTCCGTCCCGTAGAAACAGACAGACCGCTCCCCTCCGGTACGGCCTACCTGTTCCGAGAGTACACTGCCGCAGGCTGCCACAGGCTGCCACAGACCGCCGTATGCCGCCGCAGGCTACCGGCTACGTTCCTTCTTACTTCCTACTTCTTATGGTGGGCCGGTAGCCCGGAATGGGACAGCCCGGCTGCTGACGAACGCCGTACACGACTGCCGCCAAACCGAAGAGACAACGAGATCATGGGCATGGGGTATCCTTTGTGACTTCAGCCAGCTTCGGACGCCCATCAGCCCGTCCATCCAGCTTACTCGGTCCGAGAACAGAACCACGGCGTAACCGCGAGCCAGATATTCCTCCAGAAGCTTCTTCCCCTCCGGAATGCACCGGCCCTTCGGCCTCGGATCGAAACCGATGATATGTCCATTCTCATCGTACAAATGGTAGTCGCCCGGCGGCCCTTCATGTGCATGAAGCACGCCGTCGAACTCAATCAGGACGGTCGGTCCGGATGGCGGCTCACGTTTCTTCTGCACAACTGGCCTCCGGAGGTGAGAGAGAAACGTCTGGGGCGGCGTCCGGTGCGTCCGGTGCGTCCGGTGCGTCGAGCGCGGTACGGGCGTGGTTGAGGCCATAGTGGACCATTTCCTCAAGGTCGAGGCCCAGACGGTCGGTCAGGGCCACGAGGCTGAGGAGGAGGGCGTTTATCTTCAGGCCGAAGCCTTTGAGGGCGCCGACGTTCCGGTGGAAGTTCTGATCGTCCTTCCGGAGGAGACCCTCTAGTAGGTCATCCGATAGGTTGAGGGCGGTGATGCCCACATCGGTCAGGAGGGCTGCCAGGTCGTCGGGCGAGTCGGGCGCGTCGGAGGTGGGACCGTCCGATTTGAGGGTCCGGACGGCCTCTTGAAGATCGTCAAGATGCACTGGTAGGAACCTCCGAATGGGTGCTGGGGACGCCGGTGGGGCCGGCGGTGGGGACGGCGGCGCCGGGGACCAGGACTTCGACGGGGGTGTCGCCGGCGATGGGGCCGATTTCCCATTCGGTGGTCGGTTCGCCCCCCCAATCGTAGTGGTCGGGGGGCGAGGGGTTCGAGAGGTTCGGAGTCTGGGGGTTTTGGGCTGGTTCCTTGCCCATGAGAAGCCTCCTTGCAATGCGTGTGAGGGTTGAAGGTTAGACGTAGTACGTAGTATGTAGTACGTAGTACGTAGTACGTAGTGAGGTTGAGGAGAGCTGTTGGGCATCCGCAAGACCGCCACATTGTAGGCCGGGTGGGGGGTTTTGGCCACTCGGCTTTGTCGGTTTGTTAGAGGTAATTGGAGGGTAAGGGGGCGGGGGAGATGGGGGGGAATGAGGGCTAACCCCCCGCCTGGCCGAGCGGGCCGAGGGGCCGACCGTGTTTTCGCCTGGGAAATCGTCCGGAAATGCAGAATAGAGGGAAATGGAGGCAGGCGGCGCGGCGCGCAAAAAAACCCCCACCAGACCGGATGGTCCGATGGGGGTCACGGTTCAATCGGAGTTTCACGCGCCAATGAATTCCTCTTGACCGAGTAGATCAACGGTTGCGGCTGCTGGGACGCCAGCCGACTCGACCGAACCCGCTGGATACAGGACGCGACCGACCTTAAACTTCTTCATGTCCGACAGGATTCCGGCTTCACACAACAGGTTCACCAGCCGATCGGCTTCACAATTCGGCTTGCGTGTCTGCTGGTACGTCTCAAGTCCTAGAGGCGGTATCTCTTGACCACGCGACGTTTTGACGGCGGTGTGGCCTAACCATCCCGCCATCTGTACCATTGAGAAGCCCCGCCCCTTGCGTACTTGCTCGTCTTCAGAATCCCAGCGCGCACCGTACAAACGGTAAACGGCCGTCACCAGCCGAACCGCCGCTTCCCGCCACCGCTTCGACGGCATCTTGACTCCCTTCAGCGCGTCCAACGCGTCGGCCAGCACATCGTCAATCGGTTCCTCTTTCCGGATGCGCCAACGATAGTTTCGGTCCGTCCCAAGTATACCCCGCTTTGCGATCCGATGCAAGTCCTTAGCACAAAACGACTTACATTCCCCGTTCCGCGACGAGGGCTTTCCCCCATCCCCCTCCGCAGTGACGGGAAATTGGTCTTAGCATTCGGGAAATTAGTTTCAACCCTAACGATCTCCCCTCGATTGTTAGCGTTTACTAGCATTTTCACCCCCTACTATCACCTCCACCCTCATCCCTCTCCGCTCCCGTTATCACCCCCACCACAAGCATCATGCGCCGGAGACGGCCCTTCCGGTGGTTCCGCGATCGGGACGACCTCTTGGTCCTTATGCAACCACGTCCATACGAGCCCCTCGGGGTCAACCCCTCGAACCATCGCATGACCCACCTTCTGCATCAGTATTCCCCTGAACGCAAACCGAGCATAGAGCGCCAGGTCTTTCCATTTCCGGCGAACCGCCGGTACAGGGGTATCCTCCTGAAGGCACACCATGTCCCCCTCCCGCAACACCAGTCCCGACGGCCAAGGCAGCGTTATGGTTACTCTCCCCCCCTCCACTGAGCGCACCAGCTTTAACGCCCTTGGCCCCGTCAGGCCCCACGCCCGATCCACCAGCTCCTCCGCCGTCGTACCGATTGGCACATGCACCTTCGCCCTCACTCCCCGCCACAATGACGCCACCACGATCTCCCCCTCCCGCGGACCGCTCCCCTCCCCCCTCCCGGTTTCCTTCTCGATCCTTACACTCCCGACAGCCTTCCCCATCTCCGTCGTCTCCGTCGTCTCCGTCGTCTTCATTGGTTTATCTCCGTTCAAACACGCCGCTATCGGCGTTGTCCCGTCGTTCCACCGTTCTGTCCCTCCACCATCCCACAAGCACCATTCTCCCCCGCCCCTTCCCGTTCCCTTTCCCGTTCCGTATCCCCATCCGCACCCGTATCCGCATCCCCATCCCCATCCGCATCCGTAAAGGCGGCCCGGCCTTCCTGAAGCCCCTCAAACCATTCCCGCCGGCAATGCACAGCCTCTTCCGGGTACGGGTTCACTACCTCATCCGTCCCGGCAAGTTCTGCTGCACACATTCCCTCACGGCGAGCCCCGGGGCTGTTCTCCGCGTCCCAATCCGCGTATCCCTCCGCCCTGCTCTCGTCCCAGTTACCCGCCAACACATCATCCTCATAGGGGCAACTAGCTTTGTCCTCCGACACGCCGCGTCGGCCCTCCTCGTATCCTTCGGTATGGGCGTCTGCCAACGCCCTTGCTCGGCCCTCCTCGAAGCCGTCCTCCCATTGTCTGTACACTTCCTCTTGGACGTTAAGGTCGTATGGGTTTACCGTATCGGGCGGGTCTTCTCTCCCGGCGATTTGCCCTTCCGAGTGGGCAACTTCCCGAGACACCTCGACTACATCCTTGATCTCATCGTCCGGAAGATCATCCCTGACGTACAGAAGAAGTTCATCACCCCCCTCTACCCAGCGGAACCCCGGTTCATCCTCAATAATCTGGCCCTTCTGCGGGCCGATAACTCCCCGGCCGGGTACGTTCTGTCGAGCTGCAACCTCCATGACTAGCGTTAGCTCCCCCCTTGCGAGGCCCATTCCGGCGAATAGGTGGCCATCCTCCCACGCATCCCACGTCCCCGGAGGCGCTAGAGCCTTGTGTATGAGGAATTGTCCGAATCGGGAGTTCTCCTTCCAAAGGGATCGGAACTGTTCCGCAGCGTCCTCCGGCTCCAGCCCTGCATACGCCTCTTGCCACAGAAGAACGGCACCACATACTAGAACATTCAGCTCCGCAGAGTCCCCCCCCAGAAGATACTCCCACCAGTAGAGTTGGCGTGCGGCCAGAGACCACGTTGGCCAATCCTGTATTACCCGTCCCGGAGGCGGCTCCTGATTCAATCCCCTTGCAACTTCCAGCATCTCCTTCCAAACCTCCTCGCATAGGTCGCCGTACATCCCGCGCCTATAGAGGTCATAAAGGGTCCGGGCGATCGGGTCGTCCGTCCACAAGTAAGTCCCATCCGTGACCATTGCCCTTTCCCTTCGTCGGGGTAGGCTTCTAAACTCCCCCTTCTGGGGTTCGGTGGAGCCGTGTAGGCTCCAATACCTGGCTGCGTTCCTCAGAGTCAGACGCTCGCAACCGGCCCGCATCGCGTACCCATCGACATACCAGGGGCGGCTTCCCCTCCTCATCCTTCCCCAAACCCGTCTCGGGGCAATCCGCAGCCTCTCCACCTCGAAGGGTAGCGCCTTCAGCGTTCCGACCTCCCGGCGTTCGGAGCCTTCGTATTCTATCCAGAAGGGTGGATAGGCTTCTCCCGTCGGCGTATAGGTGTCCTCTGCGGGGACAATCCACACCGGTAAGCTACGCGCCGCCTTCACGGTATAGCTCGTCAGCAATCCCCGAGCGCCCGCCGGCGGAAAGGTTCGTCCCTCCTTGGCATACTCCTTGCGCCTGGCCTTCAGATGCTTCGCCCATTCCCTACGACACTTCCGTAGAGTTGGAACGCCCTCAACCAGAGGGGCTATGTCCCACAAGAATCCTCCCCCCACCATATCCATGTGGTGCAGGGCGTACCCTCTCTCCCCCACCCATTCGGCATGTGAATCACGGACCTCACGCGCATCGTCCTTCCGGTTTCCGGGGTGCAGGACGCCGCCCCAGCAGAAGTCGGCCTCCCCTCCCCCATTCCACAGGAACCCACCGGAATCAGCGGGTACAATCGCACACGGTACGGGCACGGCCCGTACTGCGTTTTCCCGCATATCGGTCTTGGCTGTCCATTCCAGGTAAAAGTCGTACAACTCGTGAGGAACAAACAGCGTATAATCCCTACCGACGTTGCTACCATACAGTTCCCCGGTGTACGGTTGCCTACACGCCCTCTGAAAGTCCTGAAATACCTCGTCAAGGGCATCCCGGTCCGCTTCGGGCGTGACCGCCGGCAGCAGCATCCCCCAATCGGAATCCCACGGCGCTATCCACAGCCGTCGGAAGTGCCCCACCGATGTCAGACAAATACCCTCATTGGGAGGCTCGGACCGCTCATGGTATTCCATTTCCATAGTACCCCACCATTGTATGCCACAGACCTTCCTCCCCCCCATCTGGAGGTCGTACCGGTACTTCGGGGTAGCACACCTCTTATGTGTTGGGCCCTCCCGGTCAATCGCATCGGCAACCTGAGCGATTGCAAACTGTTCCCATAGAAACCCCGTCAGCGTTCCAAAACAACCTTGATGGTGATATGTCAACTGCATGATTCAGTACCCCCATAGTTGGTCGCCCCCGTCGTTCCAAGACGAAGGCGATTTCCACGTCTCGATATCCTCATTCGACGGTAAATCCCGGGAGCCGCACAAGCCTTCCAGGAGTTGGTCTTCGACGGCGGATAGGGCATCGGCGTTACAGTCCGCCAGGGAATTAACGATGTCAGCGAACCACCCGTCCGTCAGCAGCCTTCTGATGGTAACGGTTAACTCACCCACTACATCATCGTGGGGTTGCAGGTCTTGCCAGGTCGAAACAGCGCAATCCGCCCCTGCCTGAACCACCGTCAGGTCTTCGGCCCGGATTGTCGGTCTCCTCTCGAACGATTGTTCACGGTGCTCCAGCCATTTCCGCCATTTCCGCCGTTTCTGTCGCTTCAACCGTTTCGGGTGGAAGCCCTGGCACTTCCATTCCTTCGCCGTGGTCATCCCCCGGGGTCTTACAAGGGCTTCCCAATCCGCAGCGGCAGCAGTTTCCCAGCAGACCGAGCGGACCTTCAACAGCGTTTCCCGACTGCGACCCCCGCTTGTCAGAAACAAGGGTTCGGGAGTGTTCGGTCGTTCGGTGCCGTTCAATTCGTGTTCGCCCAACGCCCATACGCATCGGCCGGCACTGACATAACAACCGACACGATCGCCCTGCTTCGAGACTATCAGGTGAACCCCACTTGCGTCCTTGTATTCTTTCATGTCGGTGTCACTCGCCGACACCCAGGAGCCGGGATGACTATGGAGGCTCCCGCAGTATTCGGCGCCGACATCCCAAAGCGTAGGGATCGCCTGATCGTCCTTCCATTCGGCCTCCCCCGGCGAGGCTTCCTGCTCCGGCAGGACAAACACCCATTGGCCGTCTGGCTTCCGACCTACTACCACGACAACTTCGTGCTCGTAATCCCTTATGGTCTTTTCGTAGATCCACCGGACTGCCCAATCAGGAGGTTGGGCCTTTCTGTCCCACGAAATGAGCACTCCGCCTTTCGACTTCTTCACCCCATACTCTTTGCCGAGATCGAACGGCGTCAGCGCCGTCACGGCCCCTTCCGTCCGGCGAAACAACTGGCCGTCTGCGCCCACCAGCGCTTCCGCCCCGTTCCTCCGCCGTACTGTCCCGACGACAGACAACAACCCGTTTCGGATTGCCGGCATCTTCGGTTTCTCCGGGGGTTCGCTCCGTTTCGTCGGTGACACCCAATCCCCTAGAAAATGGACCCCCGGAACTTTCCCCCCCAGGGTGAACTTCGAGGATTCACGCGGTAGAAACACATTGCACCTCCGATCCCGGCTGTTCGGGTTTCACCTTCATGAAGCGTAGCCAGCCTTTGCGTTCGCTCCACCAGTATTCGGCGGGCTCGGCTCGTTCCAGTACGTCCCGGAGGACGAAAGTAGTGACAGCAGCCGTCATCATGTTCCATTCCGGCTGCTGGCAGCCTTCCGTCCGGTCCTCTCCGGCTCCAACGTCGTGTTGGTGTGTGTCGCGCCAATCGTAAATCCATCCTTCCCGGTCTCTGAGGCCCCAATAGGATTGGCCCATCCTGTAGCCCGTCCCGCTTACCACGACCACGACGGTATTCACCAAACCGCCGACGGCGAGCTGGTCGGCCAGGCGGCACGTCGCCAATCGGCACTCATCGTTGTCGGGCAGACAGACAATCAGGGCGCCGTCCGCGACGGCGTTCGGCGGCGATCCCCCTCGTATCCATGCCCCTATCAGCGTCTTCGGGTCAACGTCTTGCACCCTCTCCTGGATCGCCACCGTCTCCTG